AAAAAACAGACCGCGCTGGTGGTGTTGACGGTGCTGTTGACAAAGCCCCGAGAGACAGGAAGTCAGATGACGAAACAGTCGACGAGGCGGCCGAGGTGGCCGCTGAGGCTGTGTACAAACACAGGCGGAATGCGGATGAGCTGAGAGCGGCGGCGATGAGAATTATCCGCGAGGTCGATGCCAACGAGCCGTTTACGGTGGTTACAAAAGACGGCAGCGAGGTGCAGCTGCAAGATGATGTCACCAAGCGGGCCCAGGCGCTGACCAACGCCTCCAGGTCGCTGACTGCGGCCGTTGACATCGAGCGCAAGAGCTTAGCCTTGGACCGCAAAGATGGCGATATTGCCAAGACCGGCACTTTCAATGTATACACAAACGTGCCGGATCCGGAGCCGGTCCCGCCCGGGATTTAATTTGTAACAATTACAATAGAAAGGACAAACGAAGCTTAAAAAAAATACAACTTGATCTCATCACCTGAGTTCATCTTCCACCTGTACGTTACCTGATCCTCGAGAGGAGCTGCTATGAGACTAATCTGCGAAATGGCCCACGAGCTTTATTCTGCCCTAAAACATCGCCAAAGATGCACGGCCTGCTGTGGCGATGGCCTGGTCTATTCCCTGCAACCCACTGACCCTGATGACCCCGAATGCTATGGTGACGATCTGCCCGTTACAAGCCCTTGCGGTTGCAGCACTCACAGCGATATAATATTAAAGCGTTTCGAAGAAGAATTTAAGCTCCTTCGCGAGATCGCACAGGAGCAACACGAAACAAAGCAATCACAACAACGGAAGCGAGCCTGAGGCTTGGACGTACGGCTGGCCTACAACCCACAACCGAAACAAGCTCAGCTCCACAGCTCTCCGGCAAACGAAATTTTATTCGGCGGGGCTGCGGGACCCGGCAAAAGTCATTCGCTGCGCCAAGAGGGCTTGCGCTGGTGCGTGAAGATTCCAAACCTCCAGGTCTTTCTCTTTCGGCGGACCTACCCCGAGCTGGAGCATAATCACATTCTGCAGAGCTGGCTGGAATTTCCGACCAGCCTGGCCTCATACAACAAGGCCGAGAAGCGTTGGGAGTTTTTCAATGGGGCAATGTTTCACTTCTGCCATTGCCAACACGAAAAAAATGTGTTCGCCTACCAGGGCGCCGAGATCCACGTGCTTTTAATAGATGAGCTCACCACATTCACCGCGTGGATCTACAATTATCTGTACGGCCGCGTGCGCTGCACTTTGGACGTCCCGCCGGAATTTAAGCACAAGGTTCCAGGGGTCTATTGCGCCACCAACCCAGGCAACGTCGGTCACCAGTGGGTCAAAGAGCGCTGGATAAGTTTCGCTCGCCCCTATGAGCTCAAGCGGGCGCCGCCAGATGTCAGCAATCCGGATGCGCCACCGATGCTCAGGCAGTACATTCCCGGGCTGCTCGAGGACAACCCGATATTAAATCGCGTTGACCCCGGGTACATCGTCAGGCTGAACAACCTGCCAGAGCCCTGGCGATCGGCTTATAAAACCGGCAACTGGGATATCTTTATCGGACAAATGTTTCTCTTTTCTCACCGTCACCATGTGATTAAACCGCGACCCATTCCCCACGGAGCACCGCTTTACATGACGATGGACTGGGGCTTCGGCGCACCGTACTCGATAGGCTGGTGGTGGGTGGATGCTGATGGCCGCTTCTATCGATTTCGCGAACGATACGGCCAGATGCCAGGCGGGCAGCCAAACACCGGCACCCGCGAGACCGATACCGTCATTGCCGGTCACATCAACCGCATTGAAGAAGAAGAGGGCATCAAGGACAAGGTTGTCCACATTCTCTCGCCTGACTGCTGGAATAAAAAACCCGACTACCAGGGTGGCGGCCAGGGCAAAAGCACGGCTGAGGTTTTTGCCGGATGCGGCATAATCAACTTGCAAAAAGGCGATCCGAACCGCACACTTAAAGTTCGCCAATTCCATGAGCGCTTGCGCATCCCGGTGAATCCCGATGGCAGCGAGGGGATGCCGATGATGGTGGTTTATGAGACTTGCGCAGATTTCATCCGGACGGTGCCGGCGCTGACCCACGATGAGCACAACGTGGAAGATGTCGACACCGATCTCGAGGATCATTGCTATGACGAGGCGTCGCTGTTGTGCATGGCCAGGCCGATCAACCTGGATGTTGAGGCCATCGCTGCTGAGATAAACGCCGCAAAGATCGCAGCCAAAGAGGCGCAGCTTGAGCCGGCCGCAAAGGCTGCATGGGATGAAAAACGCCGGCTCGAGAGCAGCTTTGCCACTGTTGATAATGATCTATCCTCTGAGCAGGGGTGGGAGGAACTATGATGGATGCCTACGAAGATGAGCACACGCAGCAAATCGAGAGGCTGTTTGATGTTGAGACAAAAGAGCTCAAAACCCTGGTCAAGAACAGCGCCAAGGTAAAGGGCCGAATAGATGTGCCCTGGTCTGTACAACAGCGGATCTGCAGGGCCGTTGTGTTGATTCATCATTGCAGCAGGTATTTTGAGGGCATGGCGATCCTGTGTTCGCTGGCCGGATGGAAGCCGCGCAGCCTGGAGAACGAATTCGATACGCTCGAGGAGCGACAGCGGACCAGGGCGTCATTTAACCACTGGGTGAATAGCCTGGTAAAATGAGAACAAAGAAAGGAGAGAGCCATGGAAATTCATGACAACTGGGGAGATCGACTGTCGCGAATGATTTGCAAAACATGCAGATTTTTTGTGCCCAAGCAGGTGCCGGAGTATTCGATGGGGGGCGCCGCACCTGAAGCACAGAGCCAGGAGCATCCCCCGAGATTGGGGATACCGCCGATACACTACGATCTCGGCCGCTGCAGGCGCCATGCACCAACGCTGCGCGGCTGGCCGGTGGTCTATAACACCGACTGGTGCGGCGATCACAAATTGTCTGAATACACGTATCACTTTCTATTTGATGGCAGTAAACCGGCTTAAAAAAAGGGGGTGCGATATGGATTGGGGATGGATCTCCGCAGCATTTTTCGCAGGAACAACGGTAGGCATTATTGGAACGGTTCTTTATTTCCGGCGGTGGCGAAAGAAGGTGATCGCTGCCATCAACACTTATAAAGTCAAGGCCGAGCGGCTCGAGAAAGCTTGGAGCGCAAAGCAAACTTTGGAGAAGCCCGGGGGCATTGAGAAAGGTTGAAAATGATTGACGAAATCATTCTGTGCATTGTATTATTCGCAACACTGGCCTTCATTGTCTGGCGACAACGAGTGTTCGATAGCAGGGAGCGAGACCTCATCGATCGCCTGATGTCACGCGATGCCATTGAATATGCCAACGTAAAAAGATTGACCCGCCGCAGCGCACCGGTTACTGTAGCTGACGCGGTAGACAAATTGACCCAAGAAGGGATTGACGCCGAAGAGGTCTTCGGAGCTGTCGGCGGTGAGTCCGCAAGCGATCGGGTCCGAGTAGCTTAAAGCAAGCAAAGGGAGAGCTATGCCGGCAAAGATCCGCAAACGCGGCTCACGATACCAAGTCTCAACACCCAATCAAACCCACTCAAAAGGCACCACTCTCCGGAAGGCAAAAGCACAGCAGCGGCTTTTAAACGCACTTGATCACGGCTGGACGCCATCTAAAAGGAGAGCTCGCCGATGAGACACACCGATCAGCAGCTGATACGGCTGGCAAACGATTCGTTCAGCCGTATCAAAGATCCAAGCATTGTGATTCGAGAGCGCACCTGGTTCCGCAATGTGCTCTATTATGTCGGCGAGCAGTGGCTGGACTGGATCATCAGCACTGGCACCTTTCGCCGCATCAAGCCCACTGAGCTCGCCCCCACACCGGTCTCAAATATCATCCGCGACCATGTCCGAAGCATGAAAGCCCTCATACTCAATAAAGATTTTAGCGTAAAAATATGGCCCAACTCTATGGACCAGGAGGACCGGGACGCAAGCAAGATGGGGGAGTTTTTGCTGCGCCACATGGATGCAGAAAACGACGAGGCGTTTCGCGATGAAACAGAAAAGGTTGCCGTTTGGATGATCTTGTGCGGCCTGGGGTTGATGCGCACTATCCCGGTGGTTGCTGACAATGAGTGGGGCCTGGATCCGAAGACCGGCGAGCCGACCAAGCAAAGCGAGGTATGCAGTTTCAACTGGTCGCCATTTAACTTCACATGTCCTGCAGTGGGCGACGACATAATGCTCAAGCCCTGGATCGGGTTTAAAAGCCTGAAGGATCGCGAGTGGGTCGAGGACACCTTCAAAATCAAGGTCAATAAAGACGCCAAAGACGAACCGGTCATCAATTACGAGAAGAAGCTGGCCAAGCTGGTGGCCACCGTGAGCCCCTGGAAGGGCACCGGCTATGAGAACATGGTCGAGTTCAGCGACGAAGAAGACGACCAGGTGATCTTCAAGGAGTTCGAGTTCGCGCCCTGCAAGAGCTATCCGAACGGCAGGTATGTAGGGGTCACCGGTGACACGCTGGCGTTCAGCGTTGATCGGCTGCCGATTCCTGTCCAAAAATCCCAGGGCACTGTGGCCTGGTACTACACAGCCACCGACTACCGCTATCATTATGTGCCCGGTCGCTTCTGGCCGGATTCCGCGGTCGATGATTTAATCAGCCCGCAGAACACGATCAACGAGATCGATCGCGACCTGGAAATGAACCGGAAATCTCTGGCCAGGCCGATTGTCTTTTTGGGATCCTCGGCGAGGATAAAGCGCAGCACCGCCGATGGCCAGCATCTGCTGGTGATCCGCTATGACCCACTGACCAGTGGCGGGCAGAAACCATCGATTGAGGCCGGCACTCCGTATCCACAGCAAGTGCTCGAGGAACGAGCGATCCACAGGGCCTCGATCCAGGATGTCGCCGGCGACCCCAAAAATGTGCTCAGGGGCAATGCGCCAACTGGAAACGCCTCCGGCATCATGGTCGACATATTAAGAGATGCGGCCGAGCAAGGACACTTCCCCGATATCACCAGGTTTTTTCGGTCCCACAAAAGGACATATCGCAAGCGCATCATATTGGCCTCCGATATTTACACCGATGAGCGCATGATCAAGGTCAGCGGCCGCGGCCATGGTGTTGAGGTCAGGGCCTTCAAATCGGCAGATCTGAGAGACAACACCGATGTGCGCCTGGAGCTGGCCAGCGGGTTGGCCTCTACCCGGGTGGGGCAAACGCAAATGATGTTGGAGCTGGTCAAGGTCGGCTTTTTCAGCTCTCAAAGCGAGCTGGAGCCCGAGTTCCGCGACGAGCTGCTAAAGCGCATGGGGCTGTCCGGATTCCGGGATAAAACCTCCGTTGACCTGGAGCGGGCCTCGATGGAAAACACCATGGTGGCCAACACCGAAGAGGACGGCTTTGAGATTGTTAAGATCAATACCCGTATTGGCGAGCAGGAGGTGCCTATCATCCCGGGCGTTTTTTTGTCGATCGCCAATCCAATCACCGCCGGTCTGCCGCCCGAAGAAGTGCAAGAGATGGCAATGACCGATCCCACGGTTGCCGAGCCGGTGGTGCTCTCCGAAGATGAGCTTTTTGTTTTCGACGATCACATGGTACACTTTGAGGTGCATCGCAAGTTTTTGTTAAGCCCTGAGTTCCGGAATTTAAGCGATGAGGCAAAGGCTATTTTGGTTGGCCATGCCCAGGAGCACAAAAGCATGATGGAGTTGCAGATGCTCGAGGAGCAGCAGCGAGCTGCGCAAGCACAAGCCGCCATGACTGAGGCTACGCAGCCACCCAACATACCGCAAGATATCGCGCCATCGGCAGGGGAGGGTCAGGGCGCGGTGCCAGGGATGTAGCGATAATGCGCGAGATAAGATTCACTGCCCAATGTGTATGCAATATGTATCAACAGGATAAATGCCGCGGCTTTAAAAAATGGGGCCTGTTCTGCGAGTACGGCCTGCCGGATCGGCCCTGCCGCAACGCGACACTTCGCCTCGAGATGTTTGAAAAAGCCATTTGCAAAGAAAAACGAGAGGCTGCGGCGTGAAGGTTGAAATAAACCGACGCAAAAACTTTTTATATTCTCACGAGAAGCGTGCGTATTTGATTGGCGTTATCTTGCGAGTTGAGCCGAAATTCTGCCGCAAGGTTCCGGTCTTCGACAAGCACAGTCTCAAAGAGGTCATCGTCGGCCTGTATAAACCGACAAAAAAGGTTTATATGGACCCGAAACAATTTCCTGGCAAGCAAATGCCACAATATGAGTATGGGATTCATAGAGCTGTTTAGAGGCTAAAAAAACACACTCACAATCTTGCCGGCCCGCCTGGCCCGCGGCTGCCGGTTCCAACGACGAATAAAAAGGGATCCGCGAGCTCGCCTTGAGGATCCCTTTTTTTCGTCATGGCTCCAGCGTAACGTGGCAACCCCAGTGACGCTTGAGTCAATCAAATGGAGGTGACAATGGGCACAGAGGTAGTAGACGACACCACAGCGGATGTCACAGACAAGACCGGCGATGGCGCATCGGCAGATGGCAAACCAGCTGACGATAGTGCCGCAAGCAAGGATGCAGATGCAAAACCCCAAGACAGTTCAGGGTCCGGAAAGACCCAGGAACAAATCACTGACCTGCTCGACAAGTACCAGCTTGGTTCAGCTGAGGAGCTCGATGAATTCATCGGAAACCTATCGAGTCTGAAAGAAAAACTCGGGACCGAAGATATCGAAGAGCTATTGGCCAACAAGAAAGCCCTGGCCAAGATCAAAGCGGACTGGCAGCGAGCAGAAGAATCCAAACGGCGTGAAACCGAAACTCCAGAGCAGACCATCGAGAGGCTCGAGCGGGAGATCAACAAGCGGGACCAGGAGCGCCAGCTCGATGAGCAGGCAAGGCTCCAGGCGGCCGAAGACCGCAAGGCCATTAATAACTTCAACAGCTATGTGTCCAAGTCGGTAGATGGCCTCGAAGGACTTACGAAACCCGAGGCGAAATTCGTGAAGAAGTATTTAGGGGTTAACAACCCCATCCACGACATCGAGCTTACCGACAGCAAAGGCATCACCAAATTGATTCACACCGCGGCCAAGGATTACCAGGCCCTCAAGGATTCGATCATTGAGGACTACGAGAAGAACGGCCGGCGCACGGTGGAATCTGATAAAACCGGTGGGAAGCTGCCCCCGATGAGCAGGGGCGTTGAACCAGGGTCTGACACTGGAGAGGTCCAACCTAAAAACCTGCGCGATGCCAGAGAGATCGCAAAAAAGCAGTTGCTCGATGCGCTCTCGCCTGGCCGGCGCTAACAAATAAGGGGTCTTTCCATGAGTGCTTACCACGATCTTACCAACATCAGCGATACGCTGAAAACCGTTTACGGCTCGGGCATCAGCAATCAGTTTGCCGATGAACAGCTCACCTATAACCAGTTTCCCCGAAGCAACCGGTCGCCGCGGGGGCTCGGCTACAAGTTTGCGATCCGCTATGCGCGGGCGCAGGGCATTGGGGCGCGGGCGGAATCAAGCCCGTTGCCGCAGCCGTTGGCGGGCAAGTATGACAATGCGACGGTGCTGCCGCGATACATCTACGGTACGCTCCGGTTGACCGGTCCCATGATCGAAGCCGCCAAGAGCGATCCGGCGGCCTTTGTCGATGGCCTGGCCGATGCCGTCGACGATATCTACACCGCACTTGTCAATGACATGAACCGTCAGGCCTGGGGCGATGGCTTCGGTCTGATTGCTTACAATTCCGCGGTTGCCACCCCAGCTACCGGCTCGGCCTATGACGTTGTCTGTGACAACAGCCTGGGCGTCATGCGGGCGATCGAGGGAATGATCGTTGACTTCTACAACAGTGCCGGCGCCGTCGACCAAAATGTGGTGGCGCAGCGCATTCAATCCATCAACCCGGTAACCAAGACCATTACCATGGAGGCCCTCAGCACTGACTTTCAGGCCCTTCACCCGTTGGTTGCCGCTCGCACGTATACAGTGGGCACCGGTACGATCCCGGCCGCCAGTCAAATGGTGCGCTACGGTGCTCGTGATGCCGCGTTTGCCACCACCGACACCCCCGTTGAGATCACGGGCTTAGACGGTATCTTCGATGACGGCACGCTTTTGGCCTCGTTCGAAGACATCACGGTGGCCTCATATCCTCGCTGGAGAGCCGGTATCCTGGGCAACTCCG